GGTGATCTTTGCGCGTTATGCAGGATCACGTATACAAATTGAAGGTGGAGAAATCAGGTTGTTAAATGAAGATGAAATTTTAGCAACCATCAAGAATCCAGAGGATATCTTGCATAAATACTAACATTGGAGGAAACAATGCCAGAAGCAAATAAAATAACTAAAGAAGATCCAAAGGTGGATATAGATACTTCAGGACCTGAAGTAGATGTAATTGTACCAGAGGAAAAAGCGGAAGAAGTAGTAGAAACCAAGGAACAAGAAACAGTAAAAGAAGTAGAAAAAGAAGAAACAGTAAAAGAAATAAAAAAGGAACAAAAAGAAGATGACTCTAAACTAGAGGAATACAGTAAAGGTGTTCAAGCACGTATCTCTAAACTTACTCGTAAGATGAGAGAAGCAGAACGTAGAGAACAAGCTGCTACTGAATATGCTCAAGCTTTAGAATATCAAAGAAGAAATGATCAGAAAACATTTAAAAAAATGGATACTGATTATTGGTCTAGATTTGAGAAAAATGTAAAAACAGGAATGGAGTCTGCTCAAAAAGAATTAGCAAACGCCATTGAATCTGGAAATGCAGAAGCTCAAGTTGAAGCCAACAAAAGAATTGCTGCATTAGCATTTGAGAATGCTAAATTGGAGCAAAAAAAGTCGGAACCTGTTGAAGAGGAGAGTCCTCCTCAACAACTTTCAGACGGTGGAAGATTACCACAGCAAACACCTCAGACACTCCCTGATCCCGATCCTAAAGCGGAAGAATGGGCTAGTAGAAACTCATGGTTTGGTAAAGACAGAGCCATGACATTTACTGCCTTTGAAATCCATAAGGATTTGGTGAATGAAGGGTTTGATCCTAAATCAGATGATTATTATAATGAAGTTGATAAAAGAATAAGAGTTGACTTCTCACATAAATTTGATAAAGGTGGAGTTGTAGAGCATACGTCCAAGCCCGTACAGTCGGTCGCTTCAGCTCAGAGAAGCGTAAAACCAGGACGCAAAACTGTGAGACTCACACCCTCTCAGGTCGCTATCGCGAAAAAATTAGGTGTGCCACTCGAAGAATACGCAAAACAAATAAAACTCACGGAAGGAGCGTAACATGAAAAAAGAAGACAAAACTTCACGTGCGAGTCAAACACGGTCAGAAACTGAAAGACCAAAAGTGTGGACTCCTCCATCTTCTCTAGATGCACCCCCTGCACCTGATGGATTCAGGCACAGATGGATACGGTCAGAGAGTTTAGGGTTTCAAGACACTAAAAATATCTCTGGAAGAATGAGATCTGGTTATGAGTTAGTGAGAGCTGACGAATATAAAGATTCAAGCTATCCCGTTGTCCAAGACGGTAAGTACAAAGGGGTTATCGGGGTTGGTGGCCTATTGCTCGCTAGGGTACCTGAAGAGATCGCGCAGTCTCGTGCTGATTATTTTGCTGCACAAGCAAAAGGTCAAGACGAAGCAGTTGAAAACGATTTAATGAGGGAAGAGCATAAGAGTATGCCTATCGATGTCGACAGGCAATCTCGTGTAACCTTCGGTGGTACAAAGAAAAGCTAATTTTCTCGGGATAACAACCAATTCCCTATCATCGATTTAAATTAACCCGTCCCTTCGGGGACACAAGGAGACAACTATGGCTAATAAAAATGAAGCGGGTTTCGGTCTTATTTCAGCGGGTACGTTAGGTAATACACCTTCTACTCAAGGATTATCCGAATACTTCATAGATGCTGGCGATACTGCAGATAAATTCAATGGAATGGCGGTTCAAGTAACTGCTGGATATATTGTTACTGCGGAAGATGCTGCCACTGCTGAGTCTGTAGGTGTTTTACAGGGTATATTTTACAACGCTGCAACTACGTTGAAGCCTACGTTTGCAAGTTGGTATGATGCAACAATCACACCAGCAAACAGCGAAGACACTAAAGCGTTTGTAAATGACTATCCTTTCCAATTGTATAATATTGCCTCTGATGCTGCAGTAGCTTCTACTGTAGTAGGTGCGCATGCTTTATACCTTGACACATTTGATGTGAACACAGGTGGAAGCACTACAACTGGAAGATCAAACACTACACTCGACATTGGTGACACTCACGCAACTAACGATACATGGAGATTGATTAGAAGCGCAGAAGACCCAGAAAACAATGATCTGACAGCAGCTTATTGTACCGTTGTTGTATGCCAAAACTTAAACCAGTACATTGATAGTTCTGGAAGTTAATAACTGAATAGGAATAAATTATGGCTATATCAAGAACACAGCTAGTTAAAGAACTAGAGCCAGGTTTGAATGCACTATTCGGCCTGGAATACAAACGTTACGAGAATCAGCACGCTGAGATCTATGTAACTGAATCAAGTGACAGAGCTTTCGAAGAGGAAGTAATGTTATCTGGATTCGCTAACGCACAAGTAAAAGCAGAAGGATCTGGAGTATCATTCGATACTGCACAAGAAACTTACACTGCTCGTTACACTCACGACACAGTAGCTTTAGCATTTGCTATAACTGAAGAAGCTATCGAAGATAATCTTTACGATAGACTTGCTTCTAGATATACAAAAGCTTTGGCACGTTCTATGTCTAATGCGAAACAAGTTAAATCAGCAAAACCTTTAAATGATGGACTTCCGTCAACGGATAACTTCGATTCAGGTGATGCAGTTTCTCTGTTTTCAACTAACCACGCAACGGTTAGCGGAACAGCAGTTAAAAATACTTTAACTACGCAAGCAGACTTAAACGAAACATCATTAGAGCAAGCATTGATTGACATTGCTGCGATGACTGATGAAAGAGGTTTGAGAGTAGCAGCTAGAGCAATGAAGATGATTATTCCTTCGGCTAACCAATTTACTGCTGAGAGATTGATGAAATCTCAAGGTAGAACTGGTACAGCTGATAATGATATCAATGCTGTTGTGTCAATGGGAATGGTTCCTCAAGGATATAGAGTGAACAATTTCTTAACTGATACTGACAGTTGGTATCTTATTACTGATGTGCCAAATGGTATGAAGATGTTCCAAAGAGCAGCTCTAAAAACTGCTATGGAAGGAGACTTCGATACTGGCAACGTTAGATACAAAGCTAGAGAAAGATACTCATTTGGAGTATCAGACTTTAGAGGTATCTTCGGCGTTGAAGGTGCGTAATCTAAACTAATTATGTGGCGGGACATAGTTCCGCCACATTTTACAAATAAGGTAAGAAATGCTTAAAAAATTCCTAATAAAAATCAATGCTTATGATCATTATGCTTCTTTTGACGTAGAAGCCGAAGATAATGCTGAGTCTATTGAACAATCTATCCTTGACAAAATTGGAGAAAAGAGTATAAACTGGGAATATACGGGCGATATGTATGATACCCGTTTAAGAAGAATAACCTATGAGGAGGTTATCGATGGTACAAGACCTGTACAAACAAAAACGGTCCTTGGAGTTGAGGTGGCAGTTGGAGTATGAGCAAAATGGCAAATATACTCTTAATATGGTCAAAATTGATAATGCTATTAGAGACACTATCAAAGAGATCAAACTCGAAGAGACTAAAATTGCAGATAGAGAAAATGCAATTCATGATGCTGCCCCCGAAGTTTCTGTGGCTACTTAAATAAACGCCACATCGCTGAAATTAAATATTTCTATAGGGACCTCTTGCACTCTACCAAAAATTCATATATACTTTAATCACTATACAATTATTAATAGAATACTGACGAGTATAGTCGACGGCCTAGAGACAGTATTCATTAACTAGGAGGATATAATCATGGCAAATACAACATTTAGCGGTCCGGTTCGTTCAGAGAACAACGTACAGCTAATCAGTAAAACAGCATCTACAGGTGTAGTTCACGACAGAACTCAAAGTTTTGGATTACATGATGCAAGAAGATATTATCTTTATGAGCCTTTCTATCAAAGACCAGGCCTTAATGCGATAAATATCATCGACGCTAACGCGGATGATGCAACAGCGTTGGCAGTAACACAAGCAGCGAACAAAAACTTTGAAACATTAGGTACTAACATGACGACTGCTTTAACGACTTTTCCAGGAACTCAAGCAGGAATCTTAATGACAACTGCTGGTGCAGATGAGGATCAGTCAATTCTTTTACCACATTTAGATACTAACCAATCAGCTTGGTCTAAAGTTCTATGGGGTACTGAGAATCAGGTTGAATGGGAATGTTCAATTTCTTTACCTGCACTTGATAACCAAAAAGTTTGGGCTGGTTTAAAGTTAACTAATGATCAATTAGTTGCAACTGATGACGACCAAATCTTTTTCAAGTTTCAGTCAGATGCTACTAACTCTGAAGCATTTACTACTTTTGCTAACTGGCACTTAGTGCATAGTATTGGTGGTACTGATTACATCAGTAAACTTCCGATTGCAGTGGCAGCAGATACGCTTTATCACTTAAAAATTAAAATTGATAGTGATAGAAAAGCAACTATCTATGTAAATGGTGTTCAGTATAACATTACTGGTACATCAGGTTCTACAGGCGGTACTGCGGTAACAGCAGTTGAACCTGGAAAACAAGTAACTTTATCAGGTGCTTTAACTAATGATGTGGATTTAATTCCATACATTGGTATTGAAGCTGGTGACGGTGCAGCTGAAGCAATAAACGTACACTACACAGCAATAAGTAGACACGTTTTTGAATAATAAATAAACTTTAATTAGAGCGGGAGCTTCGGCTCCCTCTCTCTAACAGGAGGAAAAATGGCAGACGCAGTAACAAGTCAAACTTTATCAGATGGTGATAAAACCGCTGTAATGAAGTTTACAAATATATCAGACGGATCAGGTGAATCATCAGTAAAAAAAGTTGATGTTTCAGCTTTAACAACTTCAACAAGAAATGGTTCTGCATGTACAAGAGTTCATATTACACAAATATGGTATATGATTTCTGGAATGAGAATTGATTTAGAATGGGATGCTTCAAGTAATGTTAAAGCATTAATTTTAGGCGGCGGTGTAACTTTGGAACCTACTATGGGACATTTAGATTTTAGGTCTTTTGGTGGAATAAAAAATAATGCTGGTGGCGGAATCACAGGTGATATTGATTTAACAACTTTGCATCATACGAGTAATGATGCTTACACGATTATTCTTGAATTAAGTAAATCGTATTAAGGAGTAGCAGATGGCTAATACTACTTCTGGAACAGTAACGTTCGACAAGACATTTGCTGTTGATGAAATAATAGCAGAAGCTTACGAGAGAATTGGTTCTCAAGTAACTTCAGGATATCAGTTAAAAACAGCAAGACGATCTTTAAACGTTCTTTTTCAAGAATGGGGAAATAGAGGTTTACACTATTGGGAAGTAGCTGAAACTAATATTGATGTTATTGAAGGACAAGCTGAATATACTTTTTATAGAGCATCAAGTGATGGAACAAGTTCCGTAACAACTGCTCCAGCGAGCGTTTATGGTGTAGCGGATATTCTTGAAGCAACACTTAGATCTGATAGAACAGCAACAGATCAATCTGATTCTTCTCTTACAAAAATAGCTAGATCTGCTTATTCTGCTTTATCAAGTAAATTATCTAAAGGAACTCCAGCACAATATTTTGTCCAACGATTCGTGGACAAAACAACTTTAACCGTTTACCCAACATCAGATTCAACAAATGCATCTAAAGATATTCATATTTATTATGTAAAAAGATTGCAAGATGCAGACGCAACTTATACAGATGCAACAAATATTCCATACAGATTTGTGCCTTGT